GATAATTCCCAGAATTCTTTTGAACCAAGTTTAAAATCATTATGACTGTCTGCCTTATACCAAAACACCTGATCTTGTAATTTGTTTGATTTTACATTATTATTTATAACAAGACATTCATAATTTTCAGTACATTGGTCCATTACTTGTGAGAATGATTCAAATGTCGGAAACATACCAGCGTAATTTTCATAAATTCGTTTTCTGTTTGCTATATAAGGTTCTCTTAAAATAAACACATAATCAATATTTGTTCTTAGTGTAGGAGGAACACCTAGCGGATACTGCATTGTAATTATTAACATGAGTTTCCAATGTCTTCCATTGAGAAATAATAATCGCATCATTTTATCTCGTGACCATGCGTTATCATATAAGCAATCATCTAAAATAACAAATGTACGAGGGTCAATATTACTTTTTTTATATGTTTCAACTTCTTTTTTTATTTGTTTTAAAACGGAGCGTTGTCGTTTTAAAATATTTTCAATAATAGCGGTGTTATATTCATTATGAATAAATAATTTGGGAACCATTTTACCATAAAATCCGTTACCTTCTTCTGTTCCTGAAATTACAGTTCCTATTGGAATATCTTGATGATAATATAATAAATCTCTTACTAAAAAACTTTTACCTGTATCTCTTCTTCCAATTAAAACTATTACAGGACCTTTTGATTCATTTGGTTTAAACGATATGTTTTTCATATCAAATTTTTTTAATTCTAATGACATAATATATATTTTATTTTATTTATTATAATATTAATACGAATAATTTAATTATATTATAAGTTAAATAAAACAATTATTTATATATTAAATACCTAATATAATGTTTACAATAAATTATCAAAAAATAAAAAATAAAGAACTTTTAGAAACTTTAGAAAATAAGGATTGTTTATTTCTTTCTAAACCCCAAAATTATATTCCAATTTACACGAGATTTTTTACTTTGAATGAAACGAATTATTTAAATGTAAGTTTAAATCATCCATGGTATTTATTAAATGTTAAAGAACAAATAACTGGAAATGACTATTTATATTCGTGTTCTATAAAGAACATTAAAACGAATAAAATAAAAACAGATGTTAATGTGTTTTTTAAATTAGCGCCTGTATTAGACCCAATTAAATATTTAATTGGTAAATATGATATAAAAGACCCGAATTTGTTTAATTTACCGAATTACCAATCTACAATTAAAAATGTAAATCCAAAAATTTTAGATATAAATAATTCATCTTATGTCGACAGTTTTTTTGTATTTTTAACTTGTATATTAAAAAACACAATGGGTTTTTTACATGGTATAGATTATTATGGGTCATTTTTATCAATAAAAAATAATTATAAAATAAATGTAACTGATGAAGTCGATTTCTTGTGCGAATCTGATTTTTTTAATAAAAATCAAAATATATTATTTCATATAGATAATTACTTACTACAAAATAAAAAAGAACCAATAACCATTGACTATTCTGTTAGTCTAAAATCAAATCTTTCAATAAAATCAATAAATGATGATTTGTTTGATGATTTGTTTGAAAAAACGCATATTGATTTAGAAGATGTAAAGTCATATACATTAGATTTATGTGATATAACCAACACTAAATTAATTACGGAAAAAGATAATACAACCACTTTAAACTCAAACTCCACATTTTCTTCAAGAAGTTCTCATACTTCTAGCACAATTAGTCAAAATAGTATTGAAGATGAAAACATAGATGTTGTAGACAATAATACAGAACAAAACAATTATAAAGGGGATGATTGTCAAGAGACTGAAGAATCAGATGATAGTAGTAGTAGTAATTATTCAGAAGAAAATATCGACGCTACATTATATAAATTTCCAGTCCATGTTATTTGTATGGAACAAATCGAAAATACATTTGACGATTATATTTTAAATAATGAATTAACGGATGAAGAATGGTTAGCATATTTTATGCAGATTATTATGATTTTAATTACTTATCAAAAAATGTTTTCTTTTACACATAATGATCTGCATACAAATAATGTTATGTACAATACAACAAATATAAAATATTTATATTATTGTTATAATAAAACATACTATAAGGTTCCAACATTCGGGAAAATATTTAAAATTATAGATTTTGGTAGAAGTATTTATAAATTTAATAATAAATTATTTTGTAGCGATAGTTTTAATAGTAATGGTGACGCATCAACCCAATATAATACTGAACCATATTTTAATGAAAAGAAACCTAGATTAGAACCAAATTATAGTTTTGATTTATGTCGGTTAGCATGTTCCATATTTGATTATGTAGTGGATGATATTTATGAAATTAAGGATTTAACAAAGTGTGGGCCTGTAGTAAAACTAATTGTGGAGTGGTGTTTAGATGATAAGGGTATAAATCTACTTTATAAAAATAACGGAATGGAAAGATACCCTGATTTTAAATTATATAAGATGATTGCTAGACATGTTCATAATCATACCCCACATGCACAATTACAAAGAAAGGAATTTAGTTCATTTAATATTAGTCAAAAGAAAATATCTAATAATGAGGTTATTTTCAATATTGATGCTTTACCAGTTTTGATTTAGTATATTTATATATTATTTGTAATATAAATATAATTTTAGTTGCTGTAATATTACAATTAAAATTCTGGATTATCTGTAAAAACAACAGGAGCATTTATAATATCATTAATATTTATAACTGGCATTAATTGGTCAATTAAAAAGTTTCCAACAATCACCGAAAAATATACTAATAAGGTATCTCGAATTAATAATTTTAATGGTTTGCTTTCTTTTTCTATAAATCTCATTTCAATAAATTTTGAAATAAAAAAAACAATAGAAATTATTGTGGCAAATATAAAAATATTATTCATTTTAAAATGAATAATCATATTCTTATTTTACATTTTACGCAATTAAAATAATTATTCTAATACTTCAATATCATCAATTAATAAATCAGGCAATAAATTTGTTTCTAGAAGGTCCATATTCTGCACATCAAAGTTATCTAAATTGATGTCTTGGTCCGAAATTTTAATTTTAATATTATCGTCGTCATTTTCAAATTCCAATTTTCGTTGATTATTTCTATACTCGCTTAACTCTTCTAATCGTTCAAGTGTTTTGGGTGCTTGTATATTACTATCATTATTATTTGTATCACGAATATAATCAGTATCATTAAAGGATAACTTAGAGACGTTATTAACAGGTTCATTATTAACAGTCTCATTATTTGGTTTTTGCTGAATAACTGGTTCAGGTGTTTCATGAGTAGGTATTTCTTCATTTATTACTTGTTCTTTAATTTCCTCAATAACTTCTTCTTCAATTGTTTCATCCATATATGCCTTTAAAATAGTCTCAACCGGTATACTATCTCTGATAGTATTTAAAATACATTCTTGAACGATTATTTCCATTTCTCTATTATGTTTTTGAATTTGTAATGGTGAAATATTTATTTCAAATAAATATACATTTTTATAAAGTTTTCTTGCTACATTAATATATATTTTATGAATAAATTCATCTAATTTTGGGATATTAATATCAATCTTTTTTTGTTTATTACCAGCACGCATACTTGTTAAAATTTTAAGTTGTATAATATGTACACAAGTTACCAAATCTTCTAAATAGCCACACCCGCTTTTTTCACAAATTCTTTTTTTTTCTTGTTCAATAATAGAAGTATTCCATTTTGGAACTCTTGAAATAAAATTTTGAAAGGTCATTAAATACTTATTAAGTTCATTGTTATCTTTACATAGTTTATATGATTCATCAAATATAGATTTATAACCTTCAATTATAAAAGGTGTTAAAATGGTAATTAATCTTGCGCACCATTCATTCTTTGATTCATGAAGCGAACTAATATTAAAATCATCCATAATATTATGTTATTTATATTATTTATATTTTTAACTAATGATAAATTACATGAATGAAATATTCTCTAAATTATAATTTTTGTCTAAAAACAAAAAGTTTAAAATAAATAACATTAATAACTTTTCATTTCTAAAATCCTTTCTTACTTTATTATATGCTATGAGTAATTCATACCTTTTACAAGTTGTTATATTTAAAAATTTGGTGTTTTCAATTAAATTTATAATATCTATTCCATTATAACCTTTTTCATATAATTTTGTTGACAACTCTAATAAACCTGCTCCATTTATTATTTCGTTTTCTTTTTTTAAAAGTTCTTTTTTTAAACAATCGATTCTTAGATTTTTTATGGGTTGTATGTTATATGTCTCACCTAAATTATACTTATATAAATTAATGGTGGAACCATTATATACAGGTTCATGAACATATATTTCACAAAATCGTGAAAGTATAGGTTTTAATAATTTATATTTATCTTCGACAATTATAAAAAAACGGGTATTATGGCTAAATAATTCAATACATCTGCGTAATGCGGATTGAGCATCCATTGTTAATTTATCCGCATTTAATAAAATAATGCTTTTAAAAATAAAACCTCCATTTGAGTTTATATGTGTTTTCGCAAAAAATTTCAATTCTTCTCTTATAAATTTAATTCCTTTACCATGTGCGCAATTAACATACATCACAAAAGATTTGATTTTATATTTATTATTATCATAAATACTATTAACAAAATTATGAACTATAGTTCTTTTTCCACAGCCGGATGGTCCATGAAATATAATATTTGGTATTTTATGTATTGTTCGAAAGTATTCCAATTTTTCTGTTATAGAATTATGAATATTAATCATTTATTTATTAATATTAAAATAATGTTTTTATATTCGTATATTTACGATTATATTTTGAATTCATCGTGTACGAATACTTATTATACAGAACTTGTAAGAGAATGAGTATATGGATTATTTTTAAATGCTTGTAACAAATCGCCTTGGATTCTACCACACCCGATTTTATTTTCATCATAACTTTGTGGTGTTTTAATGCTTCCGTAATTTTCTTTCATGGGTGGTTGTTTAATAACAGATGATGGAGTAAATAAACGATTATTATATCTATCTGTATCTTGTCTCGCAATAGAGACATTCATTGATTGATTAAATATTTGTGTTCCACCTTGATTTGGTCTATTGTCAATAGTTTGAGATTTAATATCATTATTATGTTGGTTATATGCCGCATTATAAACCATTGGACCATTTTGGTTTGATAATCCTCCAACATTCCCTATAGTATCACAATTAGTTGTATCTCGTTGTGTTAATTCTGTTGGAGAATAATTGTTGACATAGATACCTTCTTTTTGATTATTGATATAAAAATTAGGTGAATACATGGTTGTTTCTTTTACGGTTGTATTAGTTATATCATTATTATTAATAACATAACTTTTTGAAACATTTGAAGACGCCTCTCCATAAATTCTACAGCTATTAATAGTTTCTTCTTTTCTTGATGGTTTTAATATATCCATAATTGGAGCTATTACAGCACCAATCGCACCACCAAAACCACTTCTTAATGTTTCCGGTTGTTTAATGGTTGAACGATGATTTTTATAATTCGTATGACTTTTATATAAATTCTCTATATCATTAATAGGACCTTTACCTTTTGCAGAACAATGTGTAACATCAGGTGTGTTTAATATATGTCTTTTTGGTTGTTCAAATTCAGTTGGTGCGTGTCCAACTTGAGCTTCTATACTTCCGGCAGGTCCTTTATAATCAGATAAATTGTTAACTCTTTTTATTACTCCCATTTCTTGAATAGGTCTTAATGTTTCACCTTTTTCTACACCGGTTGTTGTAAGCCATCTATCTTGTGTATTAAAGAAAAATGTATCTGGTTTTTGTTTTTCAACTCTACCAATCATACCTAAATTTTTAATTTGAGAGTTTGCCGGACCTTCTAAATTTGTAAGCGTATATTCTAATTTTGGGTTGGTAGAAACCCGAAGTTCATCAACTGTTTTAGGTAACCATGTATCTCTTGATTCCATACCAGAATTAAAACCAT